CGATATGAGATTCGCGCATCTTGTGCTTTACCTCCTCGGTATGGCGCTTTCCGATGTTGATCTTGCGCAAGTGCTCTTTCTGTTCTTCAGACAGCTTGTGAATCCTGCCGCCGTTCTCGATGTTATATCCGTAACGGATATCGTTTGAACTGTACTTCTTTATCAGCTCAGCCTCTTTAGCTTCCGCTTCTTCTTTTGTCAGTCCTTCGTACAGGATTTCATGGTCAAATGCGTCCCATCCGTGCGAGATGATCGAATTATAAAAGCGCCGCTGCTGTGAATAACCCTTGCCGTTGTGCCACCTGCGAGCAGTAGTTTTCTGGCCCGTAATGCCGATGTATCTTTTCCCGTTTATCTTGTTGGTATGCATATACACGAAATAGGTATCTTGTTTCGGCATTCGTTCACCATCCTTAAAACTTATCAAAATCATCCTGGCCGGCGAGCTCACGGTAGTTGTAACTGTCGTTACTCGCTTCCGTGATGATATCCATCAGGATGCCGCGCTCCATCACGGCCAATTCGTCGAGCGTGTACCCGATCTGTTTCGCTCTGAGTAAAAACAGAGTCGTGGTCATTTCTCGTTCTGTTCTTCGGGATTTTTTTTTGATTCGATCTCGGTTACGTCCTGCCCGTCGTAGACGCGGCGAATGTTTTCGAGCGCATCCAGATATTCTGCTCTGTCAAACTGGATTAGCCACTCATAAAAATCCGCCTCCGACAACTTGACCATCTCGGAGACAGCAGAGATCTCTGCATTCTTCGCCATCACGAAGCCCATCTTCTGCAGAAAGTCGAGCATGATGATTTCGTTTTCGTTGTCGTCCTCGCCCAGGCTGTACTGGATCCGCGTCGGATCGGCGTGGAATATCTGCCGATAGAAAAAATCTGTGGCGGCCGTGGACATCATCGGGACGTCTTTGCCGCCGATCTTGACTGTTCTGTACATTTAGCCTCCATCAAATAAAAAGCGGCGGATTGCTCCGCCACTTAAATCAACCGTCATAATACTGCTGTCGGGATATAGACAGTCTCAAAGAAACCGTCATAATCGGCCGTTGCCGTCTGCTCCGTCGTGGACACCTTGGCGATGTCTTTGTCAAGTGCCGCCACGTAGATAGATGTTGCCGTGATCGTTGCGCTCTCGGTCTGCGGGTCGACATTTTCCTCTTTTGTCTGCCCGTTTACGCCCGGTCTCTGCGCTACGCAGTTATACAGGACGTGACGTGTCGCCTTGACATCACCCTCGAACTGAAACAGGAGAGCGAACGGCTTGGCTTCCGCGTTCACATCCTCGATCAGCATATGTTTGTTGTCCTCGATGTAGCCGAGGCAGTCAATTTTGAACTGATCCGGGAACAGGGCCATCTCGAGATCGCCCTCATATCCGGAATTTCCTACGGCCGTATAATAGGCGATGTTATCCGCATAGAATTTGTTTGTTTCGCCCTGCGGATCCATGCTGAGTGATACCGCCCCAGGGATCGCTACCGGCGTCTCGTAGGTCGCTGATCCGTTCGCCGCGATGGTTGCCTTGGCATAGTGCACATTCTTCAGACCAAATTTGATCTTAGACATTTATAAGTACCTCCGTGTAATAGGTCGTGAGATGCATCTTCTCGGAATCGATGTATGTTTCATCCCACGAAAATACAAAACCCGCCTCGTTCAAGGCGGATTCGATCTGTGCTTCGAGTTCCAGGTCTCTGAAATCCGTATAAAGTTCGATGGTAAGCGCGTTGATTTTCTGATAATTCCGGTTATCGGCCAGAAAATCATCGGACTCGGGATAATACCAGCAAATGAATGGCGGCGGGACGGCCGTGTCCTCGTTAAACTGGTAATAACTGGCCGGGATTCCTAGAGATTCAATAAATTGGCTTACTTCCTGCAGTGTCATGTCAATACTCCTTAATGAGCACCTCGACCTGTTTTTCAAACTCTGCCACAAGTTTTTCGCGCACCGGCTGAACGTGTGGGCGTCCTTCGACTCGGCCACCACCACGCTTTGCGTGACCGTCTTCAAGCAGATGGACAAGACCCGGATATTTACGGTTATAGACGACCGCCTTGGTCGACAGTCTGGTCTCCTGTACCTCGCTGGCCCACCCTGAGCCATACCTGCCTTTGGATGGTGCGTGTCTCGGGTCAAATGTCTGGTTAGACTCGTTCCGCATGGCGGCCGCGCCTTTCTTGCCGACCTCTTTGGCGATATCTTTTAGATTTCCGGTAATATCATCGGCATATTCCTCCAGGATCTCGCTGATTGCGTCTCCCAGAGTGTCTGCCGTCACTTTTTTAGCCATTGGTACCGCCCTCCCGCTGTGCGTAGAGTTCCATGTCATCTGTCCCTGGGACGCGGTATGTGCGGTAGATGGAGTATCTCGCTCCCTCAAACTCACACACAGATTCGCCTTCGTAGTCCCCGGAAAAGACCGTAAACTCATATTCGGGATTCAGCCCATTTCTGCCGGCTTCGTAAAATTCCTGACGCGAAATACTTCCGACCCGGCAGAATATAGTCCGCTCCGTTGATACGGGACGCGATACACCGTATTCATTTTTCTGGTAAGTATTGGAAATTAATGTCAGTACCGCGTCCTGCATCAGTTACTCCCCCATCTTTTCTGCGAAAATGCGGTTATTCAGTGCGTATCTGATCATCCTCGGCATTCCCTCGCCGCTGTCGCGCTTGCGCCACGTCCATGCTGCATACATGACGACCAGCTGCATATCCTCCGCGTCAGACAGGTCGATGATCGCGCCCTCGCGCTCGATCTGTTTTTCCGCGTTCTGCAGATACTGAGTCAGTCGCGCGTCGTATGCGGTTGTGGTGATGCCGAGGTCGACCTTCAGCATCTGCAGAAGCTGTTCCATCAGATCACCTCAGTCCCGATCAGTTTGCCGTGTCGGCGGCAAATGTCATGGTTGCATTCGGAGTAGTGCCGGCGATACCGATCACAACAAACGCTTCAGCGATGACCGGCGTGCCGTCATAGCGTGCCGTGCCCTTGAGGACCGTCTGATCCTGCAGGAACTTGACATGTTCTGACTGTGCGAACTGCTGACCGCGTCTCTCGGCGAGGAGATAATCCTCGAAGTATCCGCCGATGATGACATTGTCGGGGATGAAATCGAGCTCTTCGATATCACCGCCGATAACCGGCATCGTGTTACTCACACCGCTGACCACTGCGCCGGCCGCGTTGATGCTCATAGCCTCAGACATAAGCTTCGTGTGAGTCGTTTCGTTCATCATCCAGGTCTTACCGCCGCGCGCATATTTGCCCTTGGCGTTACCGGCCGCTGCCAGGATGCTCTGGAACAGTTTGATGCCGGTGGAGTTGGCCGCTGTGATCGAGATCACGTTGGACGTATGCAGGTCCGCCCACGGTCTGGCCGTTGCCGGGTAACCGGTCGGAACTTCCGTCTGTACTAATCTGGAGACGATGCCCTGCGGCATATTCTGAGCCGTTGCGCCGTTGCGGCCGTACAGGATCGCCTTGTCGAGTGCGAGACCGATCGCCTGGCCGATCGCATCCAGGAGCTCAGCAGCAAGGTTCAGATCAGAATCTTCAAGGTTTGCATTACATACGACGAAGTAACCGGCGACCTTGAAGCAGTCGACAGTCACGTCGTTAAACGTGAGCGCCAGCTCGTTCAGATTCGCGCAGCACTCAGTCCAGACGGCTTCCGGAATGGCGCCCATGACGATCATGCGGCCCTCTCCGCTGATGGAGCGGACAGTGACGCGCTTGTACAGCTTCGAATATCCTTCAATATTCTGGCGGAGTACGCCGAGCATGACCTCCGGAATGGTCAGGCCGACGTTGGTCAGTGCTCTCTTCTCCTTGATCGCGGCGCGGACTTCGCCGAGATAGTTTTTAACAGATTCGTTTTCGACGAAAGCGGATCTCTCCTGCAGTGTCATGCTCGCAAAAATTTTGCTTCTCACAGCCATGTTGTTAACCTCCACGTGTTCTCTTGCCGCAGCCGTTTCCTCTGCCGGCGGCGTTGTATCCTGCGCTGCCTCTTCCGCAGCAAGTTCTTCCTCCAGGTCGGCGATGGTGCGCTCCAGCTCTGCCTTGCCGTCCTCATGTTCTTTTTTCTCCGTGTTGAACGCATCAATCGCCTCATCCACTGCGGACCGCTCTTCCTCGGTCTCTGCCTCGTTGATACTGGTTTCCAGTTCAGCTTCGCGTGTCTCGAATTCTGCGTCCTTTGCCCGGAGTGCTTCGAGCTCCTTGGTCTTTGTGTTAATCTTCTTCCGGAGCATCAGTACTTTTAACGCCATTTGTTAACCTCCGTTTTGCTCTCTCCCTCCATGCCTGCCGCTCGCGCTCAATCACTGCATTGCGTTCGGCCGTTCTGGCGGAGATATTGGTTTCTTCGTACGCCGGGAAGGTGCAGCAACTCACCTCAAACAGCTCCACGTCTTTGATCGTCCAGTGCATGTCTCCATTCGGCTGGATGTCGGTATCCTCCGAACGGATCGCGAACCCGATAGAGCACTGGTCGACATCCCCGCGCTGCACCCTCGCGTACATATCCATCGCACTGCTGTCGTTCGGATTGACAGAAATGCTACCCCATAGCCCGCGTGAGTCTTCGCGCAGTTCAAGCGTTCCCGCTTTTGTGCGGCCGAGCACCATCGATGTGTCATGGTTGATCAGGGCGCGGATGTCGCCCGAGATCGAAGACGAAAAAGCACCCGGAGCGATTGACTCGCTCATACCGGGTGCAATTTCGTAGCTGCTATTAAAAACAGCGAAATAGCCCTCAATGACGCGGGCCTCGCCGTCTTCCCTCGTAGAAATGTCAAGTGGTACGCTTCTTAGCTGTCTTTCGTTTCGCATTTGCAGTCTCCTCTCTCATCGGGCATTTTTCAGCCTGATCCGTGAGCGCCCACCATCCCTTGCAGGCCTTAAACCGCTGATGAGCACATAAGTTATCGTCTGCAGCCTTGCAGTGTATCCGCATCTGCGCGTCATAGCGTGCCTGCGGACAGGTTAATTCAAGCTTCATTTCTTTCACCTACTTATTTGATTGGTTATTCGTTACCGATCAGTTTTTTCTGCATCCCGGCCATGTCCCACGGGATATAGTTTTCGAGCACTCTGTACTCTGTCAGCCCCGCAGGAGCCATATGCATCCGGTCACGCCATTCGTCGCCGCAGACAAACCCACGGTCAGATCCGGACAGCAGCACATCGGACACCGTCTTCAGGTCGTAGTCCATCAGTGACCAGACATTAAAGGTCAGATACCACGCGGGATTGATGATCAGCTTCTTCGTCAGCTCCGCAGCGATGCTTTTGGCCAGTGTCATGATCGTGGTCTGCACAAATGTATTCCATTCATTTCGGTTGTACTCCCCGACGCCGACCACAAACGGCGGGACGCCGAGGATCGCCGCGACAGTCCGCTTATTGATCTGTACCGTGTCACTGATAGCCAGATCGGACAGGGTCAGCGGTTTGACCTGCTCCACGGAAAACTGTTCTGCAGGGATCAGCCAGGGTTCGCCATCCCGTGCCGGTTTTACGTAGCTGTCCAGGAGTTTCTGCCGTCCCTCTGGCGACGAAAACTCATCCGTCAGAGCGTCAACCTTGACGATGATGCTTGGCTTATATTCCGACGACATAAATGATTTTTCGGTGTGTGCAGCCTGTTTCAGATTGTCCGCGATGTCCCGGAGGCTGACGTGTACGCCGCATCCTCGCCAGAGATATGTCGGATCCGGGTTATACACGAAATGGCAGACCGTTGACGGATCTTTTGGCTTCCCGTCGATCAGAATTCTGTAGTCCCTGTATCCGTTGACCGGCTGAAACGTCACGCGGCTCGCGCTGATCGGTTCCAACGACTGCAGCAGTCCCGTGTATGTGTGCGGTACGACAACCGCGTTCCCCCGCCCGTACAGGAGCATAGTCATGATGATCGACTCCATCCATGTGCTGCGCGTCATGGTCGGCATCGGGTCAATGTCAATCTTCCTTGACAGCTCATTGACGATCCGTTCGTCACCGCGCTCGGTGTTGTTCATCAGATGGATTGTTGCACTCCCGATCACGGACGCGATCTTCCGGCAGGCCGTCATAATCTCCGGGTTCTTGTCCAGCGACGTGTAGCCAGGGACGCAGATATCGCCATCACCCAGCAACATGAGTACCTGACTCGTATTCTTCTGGCAGGCACATCCGGTGCTGTCTCGTTTTTGTCT